GTATCCCGCTCATGCTGGCGAACCCAGACACGCAGAGTCTCCGGCGTACAGCCAATCTTTGGAGCAATGGAACAAATTGTCGCCCATTGTGAGTCATATTCGCTCTGACTTTCCAGAACCATACGGACTGCCCGTTGACGGACTTCGGGGGAAAAACGAGTATTTTTAGTCATCCTGTTTACCTCTTTCTCAGGAAGTTTAGTCTCCAGGATTCCCGGGGCGGTTCAAACACACCAAATGCATCGGAGTTGATTCATGAAAATCAGGCATGAGCACATCCGCATGGCGATGAATGCCTGGGCGCATCCGGACGGTGAAAAAGTTCCGGCAGCTGAAATAACCCGGGCTTATTTTGAGCTTGGTATGACGTTCCCGGAATTATATGACGACAGCCATCCGGAAGCCCTGGCTCGCAATACCCAGAAAATTTTCCGCTGGGTGGAGAAAGACACTCCTGATGCGGTTAAAAAAATTCAGGCGTTGTTACCAGCGATCGAAAAAGCAATGCCGCCTCTGCTGGTGGCCCGAATGCGCAGCCACAGTTCAGCTTATTTTCGGGAGCTGGTGGAGACGCGGGAACGACTGGTGAGAGACGCTGATGATTTTGTCGCAGTGGCGATCGCTGGTTTCAACCAGATGAATCGTGGTGGCCCTGCAGGAAATATTGTGGCTGTGCATTGACTCGCAATATTCATACCGGATCACTTCCGGCAATTTGTGAGTAAAAAGATTCGGTATCAGAAGAGGTGAGTATGGCTAACGCCTGGCTCAGATTATGGCATGACATGCCAAATGACCCTAAGTGGCGAACAATTGCCAGGGTGTCAGGGCAGCCAATTGCAACAGTGATGGCAGTGTATATCCACCTTCTGGTGAGCGCGTCACGAAATGTCACGACATGTCACGGCGTGTCACTACGTGGTCACATTGATGTCACGACGGAAGATTTAGCAAGTGCGCTTGATGTGACGGAAGAAGTAATTGATTCAATTTTACAGGCAATGCAGGGGCGGGTACTTGATGGAGATTTAATCACCGGATGGGAAAAACGCCAGGTACTGAAAGAGGACAATGGCAACGTTTCACAAACCGCGAAATCCCCGGCAGAGCGCAAGAGAGCGCAGCGCGAGAGGGAAAAATTACGAAAACAGAATGAGGGGTGTCACGACGAGTCACGCATATGTCACGACATGTCACGACGAGTCACGACAGATAAAGATACAGATAAAGAATTAAACCCCACACATAACGCGCACGTGCGCGAGAGTGCTCCGACCAGTGAGTCGAGTGGTACGCCGTTGCAGGCAGCAGAACCTGCATCCCTGGATGGACTGAGCGAACCCATCGGGAAATTTCCGATGGTCGATGACTGGCATCCGTCGCCGGATTTTCGACGACGGGCTGCGTTGTGGGGGATGGCTTTGCCGGAGCCGGAATTTACACCTGCTGAACTTGCCGCTTTCCGGGACTACTGGGCAGCGGAGGGGAAAGTTTTCACGCAGGTTCAGTGGGAGCAGAAATTCGCCCGTCACGTAAATCACGTCAGGGCGCAGGTTAAGCCAGTCAGCAAGGGGGTAAACCATGCAGCAGCACCAGGTGGCACCGCATCACGGGCAGTTCAGGAAATTCGGGCAGCACGTGAGCAGTGGGAACGTGAAAACGGATTTATCAGCGACGGAAACGGTCTGGAAGCTGTGGGAACTCATGGGGGAGGTTTATTCGAACCGCTGGACCCAGAAGAACGGGGCCGCACCTTCGAAGCTCTGGATTGCACAGATTGGCGCGATGACTGAGCAGCAAATCCGACAGGTCTGCCGCCAGTGCATGGACCGCTGCCGGGCGGGTGAAACATGGCCTCCGGACCTGGCTGAGTTTGTGGCGCTGATTTCAGAAAGCGGGGCCAATCCATTTGGCCTGACGGTGGATGCTGTGATGGAGGAGTACCGCCGCTGGCGTGATGAGTCCTGGCGATATGACGGAAGCGACAAATATCCGTGGCCTCAGCCTGTGCTGTACCACATCTGCCTCGAAATGCGTACCAGAGGGATTGAGCGCCAGATGACGCAGGGTGAGTTAAAACGACTTGCGGAACGGCAACTGACGAAATGGGCAAAGCATGTTGGTAACGGGATGAGTGTTCCGCCAGTGCGACGACAACTGGAAGGGGCGAAACACCCGCAAGGGCCAACGCCAATTGAACGGCTGAAACAGGAATACGAACGCCGGAAGGCAGCTGGTTTTATTTGAATCTGAGAAACGATTTTGTCGGAGGAAATTTTAATGGAAACCGTATTTGACGCACTGAAAGCAATGGGAAAAGCCACATCGGTAGAACTGGCCGCGCGACTTGATATCAGTCGTGAAGAGGTTCTCAACGAGCTGTGGGAACTCAAAAGAAAAGGCGTCGTTGATAAAACTGGTCACACCTGGTTTCTGGCTGGCGAAGGTGAATCCCGGGTAACCGAAGAGCGGCCAGTAAAATCTGAAGCACAGGATATGCTGACCGGGGAGGTCGAACAAAAAGTTACCGCAGACATGATGATTGAGTTTATCGGTCAGGATGGGGCTAAAACGTGTGAGGAACTGGCGGGTAAGTTCGGTGTCAGTACTCGCAAGGTTGCTTCCACGCTGGCGGTGGTAACCGCAACGGGGCGGCTGGCACGCGTTAATCAGAACGGTAAATTTCGTTACTGCATGCCGGGCGATAATTTACCAGCAGAGCCGAAAGCCGCGCTGGTAACGGAAAGTGATGGTAAGGCCTTTCCTCAGCCAGCAGGTGCTGCGTTACCAGTCCGGGAAGCCGCAACACAGGAAGAAATTAAAACAGAAACTGTGGCGGACATTGTGCAGCCGTTGCCATCGTTTACCGAAACGCAAGCAGATGAGCTGATTTTTCCGTCCCTTCGCAGGGCAAACCTGGCGCTGCGCAGGGCGAAAAGTGATGTTCAGAAGTGGGAGCGAGTCTGCGCCGCGCTGCGGGAGCTGAACAAGCACCGGGATATTGTTCGACAGATTACTGATTCTTCCCGCCGTGTTGTATCGGAAAAGTGATTGCCGGAGGCGCTTATGGCAAAAGTATTTACACAAGAAGAGCGGGAAAAAATTAAAGGGCAGGTTGTTGAACTTGTACGTCTGAGCGGTCGCGAGACGTTGCGGCAACTGGAAGCCAAGACAGGTGCGACAAGATATCTGATGAGTGTTCTCGCCAGAGAGCTGGTTGCCAGTGGCGATGTATACAACTCTGGTTACGGGTTATTCCCGTCTGAACAGGCGCGTAAGGACTGGCAAAATGCTCGCAAAAAACTCTCAAGGGCAAAGGTGAAGAAACCTGCAGTGGTTGATCCGGACCTTATCTGGTCGTTACCAGACGGCGAAATACGCCGCTACGACAGGCGCCTGAATATAATCTGTCGCGAGTGCCGGAAGAGCGAAGCTATGCAGCGTGTACTGGCATTTTATCAAGGAAATGTTAGGTATTTTAGACGTTACTAGATTAAAGAGCATTAGTTCAGATGTGAATTGACATTTTCATGGCGCAGGGTAGAGCCAGCGTGGTTGTCCGCTTTGCGTCAAAACCAGATATTACCAGATTTAGACATATATTCCCGATAGCCCTGCTCTGATGCTACACTCTGTGCTATTTTCATGACCCCAATAAAAATATTTATGACTATTGCTGATTTCAAACGGCCTAAATTGGAGCTCCCAAACGGGGCAAACAAACTACTACTGCACTCTTGCTGTGCTCCATGTTCCGGTGAAGTGATGGAGGCGCTTCAGGCCTCGGGAATCGACTACACCATCTTTTTCTACAACCCGAACATTCATCCTCAGAAAGAGTATTTAATTCGTAAGGATGAAAATATTCGCTTTGCTGAACAACACGGCGTGCCGTTTATCGATGCTGATTACGACACCGACAACTGGTTTGAACGTGCCAAAGGAATGGAATGGGAGCCTGAGAGGGGGATCCGTTGTACCATGTGTTTTGACATGCGTTTTGAGCGGACAGCGTTGTACGCTGCTGAAAATGGTTTCAGTGTGATCAGCAGTTCACTGGGCATTTCACGCTGGAAAAATATGCAGCAGGTTAACGAGTGTGGGCGGCGAGCTGTTGCGCATTATCCGGGTATGGTGTACTGGGATTATAACTGGCGCAAGCAGGGCGGCTCGTCCCGTATGATTGAAATCAGCAAGCGCGAAAAATTCTATCAGCAGGAATATTGTGGCTGTGTGTATTCTCTGCGCGATACCAATCTACACCGCAAATCTCAGGGACGCCCTCTTATCAAAATTGGCCAACTCCACTACGGAAAAGAAGAGAAGGAGTGATTTTATGGATCACCTTTCTGATTGATTTCATATTGGCGAGGTGACGTGAGTTAAGTAGAATGGCTGCGGGTGCTTGAGGCTATCTGTCTCAGGCATGAACACTGAAAGGCAGATAGAGAAAAGCCCCAGTTAACATTTCGCGTCCTGCAAGACGCTTAACATTAATCTGAGGCCCAATCTATGTCTCACAAATGTAGGTTAGCCTCTTACGTGCCGAAAGGCAAGGGGAAGCAGGCTATGAAGCAGCAAAAGGCGATGTTAATCGCCCTGATCGTCATCTGTTTAACCGTCATTGTGACGGCACTGGTAACGAGGAAAGACCTCTGCGAGGTACGAATCCGAACCGGCCAGACGGAGGTCGCTGTCTTCACAGCTTACGAACCTGAGGAGTAAGAGACCCGGCGGGGGAGTAATCTCCCGCCACCTCTGATGTGCCAGGCATCCTCAACGCACCCGCACTTAACCCGCTTCGGCGGGTTTTTGCATTAGTCTGGTTGACAAAAATAGAAAAATGCGAAAATATGTGGTTTACGAATTCTAAAAAAAGCGAAACTTGAAATGAATGAAAATCAGTTAGCTCCTTGTTGGGAATTTCAACCTTATCTTGCTGAAAACTATGTTCGCCACTTGTTGGCGGAGATCGCTAACGTACTTGAGCAGCTGTACTATCATAAGCACGCATTAGACAGCAACTGGTCTGAAGGTGTAAGGGCTTATGATTGGGTCAGAAATCATCTTATTCAAAATGAAGATGCAATTCCTGGCCTTGAGATGATTTCCAAGGGGTTGGACTATGTAGTTGCTTTAAATAAAGTTCCGCTACAATTTACCAAAGATTGCATTAATAACCCCAAAAAGAAACATCGTCTGCGTCGAAATAAAGTAGAGTATGAGCAGCTCTCATTGTTTGGTGATGTTGAGGCTGAGCAAGATATTACATGGCGAGTCATAGCTGAGCCTTTTTTATCCGAAGAGGGCGATGGTGAATTAGAGTCCACACTGCCTCGTTGGGAGGTAGCTCTTGTTGGATTTAATACTTATGGTGCTCAGATTAGTATAGTTTCTCATCAATCTACAGCATCGATGCCGCTTATGCCTCTTGATTATAACACACTCCCTGACGAAGCGGAGATTAATAAGGTGCCTCTTCGTCGGCGTACGAAGGATAAAGATTTGGATGTGAGCAGTGATGGAACATCAGGTGAATAACTTCACTGAGTATCGGGGTGATAAGCTCAAACTAGCGAGAATGGCTGTTGGGCTTTCTTGTGAAGAGTTAGCCGAAAAAATTGGCAAGACAAAGCAATTCGTTAGCAAACTGGAGAAGGGGTGCAGGCCATCGGAGCAATGTCTTGAGTTAATATCTTCAGCGCTTATGATTAAGTCCAGTTTTCTTTTTACTGAACGAAAATACGCTCTGGAAAGTGATGTCTGCCATTTTCGGAGTAAGAAGTCCAGGACTCAAACGCTGACTAATAGTGTATTGGCCAGGGCTGAGATTCTTAATATTATAATTTCTGCTGTTGAAGGTGAAATCGAATTTCCTGACGTTAACATACCGGAGCACCCAGGGGCTGAATTACTTACTCCGAATGATATTGAGCGAGTGGCAGAAGATTGTCGCCGTGCCTGGAATTTAGGTCTTGGCCCTATATCATCAATGGTTAAATTGGCGGAGAGTTTAGGGGTAATCGTTGCGCATGTTACGGGAGTCGATGATCGTGTTGATGCTTTTACTGTTCACAATAACAGGCCTGTTATCATCAGGAACAATGTTAAAAAAAGCATATGTAGATTTCGCTCTGATTTAGGTCATGAATTAGGGCATTTAGTAATGCATGAGGGCATAACGACAGGTGATAAACTTACGGAATCACAAGCCGATCACTTTTCGAGCGCCTTATTAGTTCCCAGGTTATCTTTCATTAAAGAATTTCCACGAATACGAGGTAAGCAATTCGACTGGAATGCTCTGGTTGAATTTAAACTTAGATGGAAAATCAGCCTTAAAATGTGTATTTATCGAGCCAGCGCATTAGGCTTATTGACCCAGGAACAGGCAAGAACTGGCTATATGCATCTTAATTCCAGAGGGTATACGAGAGTTGAACCTGGTGATGAACTTTTGCGCCCTGAAGAACCCGGCATGCTGGCCGAGGCGATTGAAATGCTGGATGATGCAACCTGGCTAAGAATTCTTATGAAAACTGGCTTGAGCCAAGATTTAATTCGTGAGTTGTTCTCCATCAACAGACCTATTACAAATCCAAGAAATATTTTCCAGATTGTTTGAGTATACCCGCTTCGGCGGGTTTTTTGTTTTTATTTTCAACGTGTTTGAAGTTTTGGACGGTGCCAGAATAGAATCAAAAATACTTAAGTAGCGCGCAGGGAGAAGAGGGATGGACCCCGAACAGGGGGAGTGCTATTTATCTGGAAGGATTCTGTTGATGAAAATCGAAGAATTACGTGAAATTTTTAGTGAAGATGGCCTCTATGCTGTGCGCGTTGAGAATGGGGGTATTACCTACACAGCGTTAATTCCTGATGATCATGTAGTGTTATCTGTTGAGGCATTCATTGAATACTTGGAAAGACTCGGTTTCAAGGTAGTTCGGGAATAAGTTATAATACGTGAGCCAGCCTGAACAACTGGCAACCTGCAGCGCCATTGGAGATGACAATGGCGCATAATTTCAAATTTCGCAATTCTGATTCTGCCTTTGCCAGCAGGCACGGGTGGCGTTCTCACGCATTCAAATATGACTGGTATCAGCACGATCCCTGTACTGAAGAACAGGCCGAATGGCTGATTCATAACTACCGCAGACGTGGATATGAGTTTAGGAAAGCCCTCACCCTCGATTATCGTCACTGGATAATCTACGTCAGACTCCCTTATTCCGAACGCCCACCGCGTCCGTCCCGCACATTCCAGCAACGCATCTGGAGGTAACGTGCGGGTATTACTTCGACCTGTTCTGGTACCGGAACTCGGGCTGGTGATCGTTAAGCCG